TAATGCAATTAGAACTTGAAGTAGAGTTAAGAAGAATAGCTAAAGAAAACAAGTTACCAGAAGAAGTAGTTAATCAAATATTTAATTACCAATTCAAGTTCCTGCAAACAAGTATTAAAGAAGATAATACTAAGACTGTCATGTTACCTAGATTTGGTAAATTCTGTTTATCAGAAGGTAAATTAAAGAAAATCAATGAGCATAATGCAAAAAAAGGATTATAAGAAATTAGAGTTCGAACCTTATAGAGGTCCATCAGGTGAAGTTATAGAAGGTAAAAATACTGTACTTAAACTTTATGAAGATAGAATGGACTACAGAATGAAGTTCAACGCTCTAACTTATTTTAGTAAATTCGATGATGAAGAAGAACAATTATCAGATTATGTAGATCACTTTGAAGAAGGTGCAATAGTAAAAGAAGCAATCACTGCAGTTACAAAAAAGATAGAACCAATCTTAACTACAGTAGATAAATATGGTAAAGATACAGAACCAGTAAAGAAAGTAAAACATGTGGTCTTAATAGAAGCAGGAGCATTAGAATATGCTTTCTATATGGAACGTAAAGAAGATTGGGATAGAATATATAAAGAAGTATACAATTGGAAATTTAATATAAAAGATGAATAACACGTTAGACTATACTCCAATAGGGAGAGATGTAATATGGAAGATTAAAGAGAAGACTGATTCAGGTTTAGTATTACCGGATTCAGTAACATTAGCAGAAGAAGGAGCAGTAAGAATTTTAGCAGTTGGTGGAGACGTTAAAGTTGTTAAACCAGGAGATAAAGTATTATTAAGAGGAGGAGCAAGACCTACCTTATTAATATTAAATAGAGAGAAGTATGCACAAGCATCAGAAGGAGAATGTTTAGGAGTAGTTGGTGAAGATGTAGATACTACAATACCAGAAGATGTATTTACTCCACCTCCAGCAAGTTCAATTACTAAATAATGAGTAAAAAGAAAGAAGAACTATCAGCTAATGAATTACTAATGGTAAAAGAAGTAGCTGATAGTTTTAATAAATTAAATAAGAAACTACAAATAGCATTCATAGATAAACTAACAGAACAATGTCAACAAAAGAAGATCTCCAAGAAAAAATAATTAAGTTACTAGAAGATAAAGTAAGTAAATTAGAATTAGAACTATTTAGAGAAAGAACAAATAACGAGATTGTACCATTTAATATACAACCTCTACAAACTTATTGTTCTGAAAAAATAGAAATGCAAAAACACTCATGAATTTATTTACAATAGAGGGACAAAATCCAACCATAACTGCTGAAGGTTTATTAATACCGGAATATAGAGCATTATGGGATTCAGATAAATCTAAAGATAAACGAATTGCAATTAACAAATTAGCATACGTATACTACTCTGCAGATTATAAATCAATATATTTATCCTTTACTAAGGAACTCAGAGAGGAACGTTTAGGAGAAGATTTTATGCAAGATCCTAAATATAAACCAGATGGACTAATACTTGCAGGTATAGCTAAATACGAACAATTACAGAAAACTCCTACAATGAACTTCTTGAAAGCAGCAAGACATGCTATGCAAGAAACTGAGAACTACTTTCTTAATATAGATTATTCAGAAAGAGATGTAAAAGGTAATGCTGTTTACAAAGGTACTGAAGTAACTAAGATGCTAAAAGATTGTGCTGGTATAAAGGATGCATTAGATAAGCTAGAAGAAGCAGTTAAGAAAGAATTAACTAACGAAGGTACAGCTAGAGGCGGTGGAGTAGGTGGTATGTATGAGTATGGTATGGGCGATGAAGATGAAGATTAATTATGTTTAAGAATACACACTTATTTCAAGAAGCAGCTACTAACTTTGTAAAGAATGGGGGTAAATATACACTACATATTCCCGGTACTAAAGCTTATAAAGAGTTTTGGAGACAGGAAAAACTACGTTGTAAAAAAGGATATGAAGTAGATGGAGTAAGAATAACTGGTTATCATTATTACTATTTAAACTATTCTCCAATCCTAAAAACTGAAGTAGTTAAAGAAGCTACAGAAGAAGGAAGACAAAGTAAAGCTGAGCGTATAGAAGGTTTCCCAGACTTCTGGGATATGGATTGGGAGTTCTTTCAATATGTAGAAGAAGCAGAAGATAATGGACAACATGCTATATTAGGTGGATCCAGAGGTAAGGGTAAATCCCTTAAAGCTGCATCTATGTGTGTTAGAAACTATTTCTTTTATAAGAAATCTAAATCATATTGTTTTGCATCTAAAGAAGAATACTTAATTAAAGATGGTATTATAGCTAAAGCATGGGAGTTAATGGACTTTATAGATTCACATACTCCATTTGCTAAAAGAAGACAAGAGAAGAACAGTGATGTTCATAGAAAGTCTTCTACATTAATTAAGAATGAATTTGGTGTACAAACTACACATCCAAAATCCTGGAAGTCAGAGATTATTGGAGTTACTACTGGAGATAATATAAACAAACTTAGAGGTAAGAGGGGTAAGATAATTATTCTTGAAGAGGGAGGTTCTTATCCAAATCTTAATAAAGGTTGGGGTATACTTAGACCATCTATGGAAGATGGAGATAGAACATTCGGACTAATACTAGCTATTGGAACTGGTGGTGAAGAAGGAGTAAGTTGGGAAGGATTCGAAGAATTGTTTCTAAACCCAGAAGCATATAATATAAGAAGTGTTCCAAATATATGGGATGAAGGAATGGAAAATACACGATGTGGATTCTTCTTTCCTGCAGATTGTAATTATTCTGGAGCAATGGATAAAGATGGTAATTCTGATAGAGATAAAGCTAGAAGATTAATTGAAGCTGATAGAAAGAAAGTTGCAGGAGGTAATGATCCTCATGCATTAACTAGAAGAAAGGCTGAGTTACCTTTATGTCCAAGAGAGATGATGATGCGTATTAGTGGAACTAAGTTTCCTATTGCTGATATCCAAGCTCACTTAGCTCAAGTAGAGGGACATCCTGAAAAATATAAACAAGCAGACTTTATTGGTAGATTACATATTAGTCCTTCTGGATTAATAGAATGGAAGCCAGATGATAAAGTAGAACCAATATATACTTTCCCACATAAGGATAATAAAAATATGCCTGGAGGATTAATTATATGGGAACATCCTTTTGCTAATAACAATGGAGAAACACCGTATGGAATGTATATAGCTGGTATAGATAGTTATGACCATGATGAATCTCAAACAACATCTTTAGGTTCTATATGGGTAATGAATACTCTAAACGAAAGATTAGTAGCAGAGTATACAGGAAGACCTTCTTCAAAAGAATTCTATGAGGTTTGTAGACGTTTATTAATGTACTACAATGCAATAGGTAACCCAGAAAATCATAACAAAGGTATCTTAGAATATTTTGACAGTATGTATTCTAGCCATTTATTCTGTGATCAATTAAGAATTGTTAAAGATATAAACCAGAATTCAAAAGTAGATAGGAAGAAGGGTACTGCTCCTAATGATCAGATTAACGCTTATGCTAGAACAGAGTTAGCTGAATGGTTAATGAAACCAGCAATTGGAGATGAGAGCGGATTATTAAATCTACATAAAATAAGATCTATTCCATTACTAAAAGAAATGCAATTATGGAATATAGATGGTAACTTTGATAGAATATCTGCATTAGGTATGTTAATGCTATTAAAAAACGAAAGAGCTAAACTTAATTTAGAACTTGAGACAGATACAAAACAATTATCTAATGACCCATTTTGGGAAAAGCATTATAAAAAAAGCTATAGAAAACTAGAAAACTTTTCTATAAAAAGAGGCTAATATTAAATAATTTTATTTATATTTGTAAATTAACGCAAAATAATGGATTTTTTTTCACATAAACCAATGCCTTCTCAAAAGAAGACAACTGCTCAAAAGGTTGCTAAAGATTTTGAATGGGCTAAAGATTCAATGGATTCTTTGTTTAGTATGATTCTATTTCAGAACCAAGGACTAAGACAAAGCCGTATAAACAAAAAGATTAATTACGATCTCTATAATGGTATTCTAGATAAGAATGACATGGAGAGAATATGTAATCCTCACAAATTAGAAGGAGCTACATTCCCTGCAGATGTTAAACATTATCCTCTTATTAATCCTAAGGTAAATACACTTAGAGGAGAAGAGACAAAAAGAAGGTTTGACTGGAGAGTTGTAGTAATTAATCCAGATGCTATTTCAGAAAAACAAGAAGAACAAAAAAAACAATTTATAGATTTTATTAATAAACATATTCAGTCTGAAGGTTATTCTGAAGAAGAAGCTAATAAAGAACTAGAAAAACTTCAACAATATTTAAAATATGATTTTAGAAATCTTAAAGAGCTAAAAGCTACAAGATTATTAACTTATTATACTAAATATCTAGATACTAAAACGCTATTCAACAAAGGTTGGGAAGATGCTATCATAGCAGGAGAAGAAATCTATTGTGTAGAAGAAGTATGTGGAGAACCAAGAGTAAGAAAGTGTAACCCTCTTAATACTTACTTTTTAACTTATCCTGATTCTAATTACATAGAAGATTGTGATGCTATTCTTGAAGAAGGATATGTACCACTTGGAGATATATTAGATGATTTCTACGATGAGTTAGAAGATAAAGATATAACATTTTTAGAAACAAGAGGAAAAAGTACACAATCAACAGCATCTACTGATATTAATTATGCAACCAATATGATATTTTCTGATCCAGAACTATCTAATGGAGGTTTAATAGATACTAACATGATTGGTTTAGGACATTATGGTGGAGCATTTGATACACACGGTAATGTAAGAAAAGTTAAGATTAAGTGGAGGTCAATGAGGCCTATATTAGTTCTACATTACTTTGATGAAGAAGGTAATGAACAAGAAAGAGATGTAGATGAAAACTACATCCCTGATGAAGCAAATGGAGAATGGACTAATAAAATATGGATTGGAGAATGGTGGGAAGGTTATAAGATTGCTAACCATCTTTATAAGAAGATAGGACCAGCCAAAGTTCAATTTAGAAAATTAGACAATAAGTCTTATTGTGCTTCTGGTTACATAGGTTCCTTATATAACACTAATTCAAATAGAGTTCAATCTTTATTTGATTTAATGAAACCATATAACTATCAATATGATGCTTATATGTACAGAACTGAAATGGCCTTTATAAAAGCTAAAGGTAGAATTGGTGAATTGGATATAGCTAATGTTCCAGAAGGATGGTCTATTGAACAATGGATTTACTATGCTGAAATAATAGGATGGGCTGTTAAAGATAGCTTTAAAGAAAGTAAAAAAGGAGTATCTACTGGTAAATTAGCTGGTAATATGAATAGTAGTTCTAATGTATTAAACTTAGAACTTGGTAACTATATACAACAACATATTGATATGTTAGAGTATATAGAAAGACAATTAGATAAGATATCTGGAATAGCAGAACAAAGACAAGGACAAGTAGAAGCTTCAGCAGGATTAGGAACTACTCAACAAGCAGTAGAAGCTTCAAGAACAATAACTGAACCTTGGTTTGCTGTGCATGATAACATTAAAGTAAGAGTATTAGCTGCTTTATTAGAAACAGCTAAATATTGTTTAAAAGGTAAATCTAAAAAAATTCAATATATATTAGATGATACTTCACAAATTATTGATGAAATAGACGGTGATTTAATTAATGATGCAGAATTTGGTATTTTAGTAACTAACTCTTCAGCAGATACAGACTTAATGAAGTTACTTAAAGATCTAGCTCATGCAGGAATTCAAAATGATAAGATATCATTTAGTGAGCTTATTGATATTCATATGTCTGAATCTATATCTCAAGTTAGACAACAAATTAAACAAGCAGAAGAAAAAAGAATTCAATTACAACAACAAGCAGAAAAAACTCAACAAGAGCATGAACAAATGCTTATGCAAATGGAAATTGAAAATAGAGAAGATATTCAAGCCCATGAATCAGAAATAGAACAAGCTAAACTAGAGGTAGAAACTTATAAAATAGATACAGAAGCTAGTACTAAAATAGCAGTAGCTCAAATAAATGTATATTCAAGACAAGAGGAAATAGATAAAGATGGAGATGGAATTCCAGATCCTATAGAAATCGGTAAGCTTGCATTAGATAGACATGATATTGAATCTAAAGCTTTCTTAGAACAGCAAAAACTATTTCATGAAAAAGACAAACATAAAAAAGAAGTAGCTCTTAAAGAAAAAGAGCTAACAGATAAAAAAGAAATAGAAAATAAGAAAATAAAAGCTATTGAAGTACAAAATAAGTCTCAGGAATTAATGCAAGATAAAGAACTTAAATTTAAAGATAAAGAAATTAAATTTAAAGAAAAAGAACTTAAATCAAAACAAATACTAGAACAATTAAAAATTAGAGCTGCAAAAGCTAAAGCAAGTCAAGCAGTTAAGAAATCAACTACTAAAAAAATAAAATAATGTCATACCAATCAAAACAAATCCAATCTTTTAATGGAGAAGAATTAATAGAATTAAAACAGGGAGTTGGAAGATTTAATATGTTTACTAAATTATCAGCATTAATAGAATATTTTAGAGAACAATTAGGTATTTCTTCAAGCACAGAAACTATTACTGTATCAGTACAAGAAGAAGTCTATGCATCAGTAGGTACTAGTATTCCAGCAACTGATAATGGAGTATTGGGTATAACAGTAGCTATAGCAGCAGTAGATGCTTCTGGTAATACAACAAGCTTAGCAAGTGCTCCACAACAAAATTTTAATAATATTAGTTTAGATTATAATGATGTATTTGCTGAATTCACTTATAATCTTTCGGAAATACCAGAAGATACTGTTAATTTATTAGTGTATATAGTAGTAATTAATACTGTAGATGGTTCTCAGCATACATATATAGCAAAGGCAAATTACGGTAAAGGAAATCAATTAATAAATATATTTATTAAAAAAGTAGAAGTATAATCAATGGGATATCAATTAAAACAAATTCAAGAATTTAATGGTTTAGAAGAACTAGAGTTAAAGCAAGGAAAAGGTAGATTTAACCTATTCACAAATTTAAATAATTTATGGGAAAATTTTTTTAGAAGTAAGGTAGAAGAAAATACTGGTTCATACACAAAATTAGTAGGAAAAATTGATAGTGCTCTACAAACTTTAGAAATATTTGAAAATACTACTGGTAAAAATTGGACTATAGAAAATATAACTACTGGAAATGTAGAGCTAACAGCTGATAGCACATTTGATCAAACATCAGCAATATTGCTTTTAGGTGGATGCGCTGTTCCAGGTTCTTATGTATATGGTTGTAATGACCCTAACTATGTAATAATTCAATTTTTAGATGCTTCAGGTATAGCATATAAAGATATGGTAGTACACTTTGAACTAAGATTATATTAAAATGATACCAAAGCAATTTTATATATTTGGACAACTTATAAAAGTATTTTATAAAAGAACATTACATATAACTAAAAATGCAATTGGTATATATAACCCTTCTAAAAATACTATAGAATTACAGCAGTCTACAAAAAAATATGAAATAAATAATTCTAATATAGAACAATCATTTTGTCATGAACTAGTACATGCGTGGCTAGATAAAATAAATAGGCAAGAATTGTACAAAGATGAGATATTAGTAGATAACTTAGGCAGCTGTTTACATCAATTCATAAAAGAAAATTATACTCTAAAATAAAAAGAGCTATAGAAAATATAAAAATTCTAATTGAAGAAATTAGGAAATATAAATAATAATACATAATTTTACACTTTAATTACAAATGAACAAAAATATATTTGACGGTTTAGACAGTGTTTTGTCTAAAGGACCAGACGGAGAACTTTTAATTGATACTGATGTTGACTATTCCAAAATAGATCTTAATGAGATTAAAAAGGACGAAGAAGACAAAAAAGACAATGAAAAGGATGAAAAAATCAAAAACGATAAAAATCTAATTGATATTCCAGAAGACAATAAAGACGAACCTGAAACAGTAAGCGTCTTTAAAACTTTAGCAACAGTTCTTAAAGAAGAGGGAGTATTTCAAACTATAGATATTGAAAAGTTTGAAGGAAAACCTGATGAATTAATTGCTGGGATTCAAGCAGAGATAAAAGATGGTATCGAAGGATACAAAGAATCTATCCCAGAACCAATTAAAAAAATAATCGAAAATTACGAAGAAGGGGTTCCTTTAGATGAATTAATAGGTATTCAGTCTGAACAAATGAGATTTGATAATCTTGATGAGAATACTATTAAGGAAGACGTAGAATTACAAAAGAATTTAGTAGCCTATCATTTATCTCAAACAACTAAATGGTCAGAAGCTAAGATTCAGAAAGAAGTAGAAAGATTAGCTGATATAGAAGAGTTAGAAGCAGAAGCTTTTGACGCACACAAAGAATTAAAGAAAATTGCTGTTCAAGCTGAAAAAGAATTAATAGCACAAGCAAAAATTGCAGAAACTAAAAGATTAAAAGACGCTAAAGAGAACAACGATAAAATAGAAAAAACAGTTACAGATCTTACAGAAATTATACCTGGAATTAAAGTAACAGAAAAAGAAAAACAAGGCTTGTTAAAGTCACTTACTAAACCAGTTGCTTTTGATGAAAACAACAAACCAATTAGTAAAGTAATGCAAAAAAGAAAAGAAGATCCAGTTAAATTTGAGTTAATGTTAAATTACTTTATTGATAAAGGATTTTTCGATAGTAAATTTGATACTATTTTAACTAAAGCAAAAAGCGATTCTTTAAAACAATTAGAAGAACAAGCTAAAACTGTAATAACAAAAGTAGGTAAATCAATTAATTCTAATTCTACAGGCGCAAGCTTGCTTGAAGCATATAAATCAACAAAAAATAAAAACTAAAATAATTAATAAAAATGGCAAAAATTAGTCAATTTCAAATGTATGAGTCAACCAATTGGTCAGGGCTTACTACAGACAATCACTTAGGAGCTTTGTTTCAAATACAACCACAAATGGCTTCTGAACTTTTAACAAGAATTTATAATACAAATTTCGGAATGGATTTGGATACATATCTTAACCAATTTCCAGCGTTGTATTTAGATACTGATGATGATTTCCAATGGAAATTACAAGGTGCTGGAGCTAAGAATATTCCTTTGATTGAAGCAAGAATCAATGGTACAGCAATTGTATCAACTGATAAATGCGGTCTCGGAGCCTCTAGATTTGAGTTGGTATTTGCTGAACAGTATTTTACTGATGTAAACTTACTTGTAGGTGAAAAGAATGAGTTGTATCCAATGCAAGTAGTTGCTGATCCAATACCTGATGGTAACAACTGGGTATATACAGTAGAACTTCGTACTGGAGATTCTGAATTGTTTGTTCCTTTTGAAGAACTTCAAAATGGTAAACGATTCTCTAAAGACTTCTCTCCTGTTGGAGCAACGATGTCTAAAAAAGGTGGTGGAGTACATTATGTATCTCCATTCAAAATGCAGAACTCTTTCACTCAAATTAGAATGGAAGATACTCGTCCTGGTAACATGATTAACAGACCTGTACAGTTCTCATTTATGGGTGAAGATGGTAAAATACATACTACTTGGACACAGTATGCTGATTACGAGTTTGAAGCACAATTTAGAATGGAGAAAAATAGAGCATTGATGTTTGCTACTCCAAATAAAACATCACAAGGTACTTACTTGAATAAAGATAGAGGTGGATATGCTTCTAGACAAGGTGCTGGTATTAGAGCTCAAATGGCTCCATCCAACATTAGCTACTACAATACTTTTAACATTAAATGGTTAACTGAACAATTGTTAGGTCTATCAGTAGGTAAATTATCACAAGATAAACGTAAGTTTGTTTTAAGAACAGGTGAATGGGGAATGTACCAATTCTCAGCAGCTCTTGAAAACTATGCTTCATTATATACTCCATTGTTTGATACAAATAGAGTTTATAGAGGTAAAGGAAATGCAATGGGCTTTAGAGGACAGTTCCTTGAATATATGGGACCAAATGGAATTGAGGTAACTCTGAGCCACGAACCTATGTATGATGATCCAGAAAGAAATAAAGTTTACCATCCAAATGGTGGTTTAGCTGAATCTTACAGATATGACATCTTAGATGTTGGTACTTCTGACGGAGAAGCAAACATTAGAAAAGTATACCAAAGAGGAGCTGAAGACATCATGGGTTACATCCCAGGTTTGAGAAACCCTTTCTCTCCAGATGGTAAAATGTCAGTAATGGCACACTCAACTGATGGATATCAAATTCACAGAATGGCTGTATTGGGAGCTATGATTAAAAACCCAATGAACTGTATGCAAATTATACCAAATATCTTGGCGTAATAAAATAAAAGAAACATTCTAGAAGACTAAAAACTTCTAGAATGTTTTAAATAAAAATTTAAAGATTATAAAATGTATAATACATTAGTACAAAAAAAGATTAAAGTTAAACCAGTAGTAAGAGAAGGCGGTTTTCACGCAAAAGGAAATGATGGACATTTTATGTTCACTGGAACAGCAGCTAAGTTGTGTGTACCAGTAAGACCAAATGGAGTTTTAGTAGACCCATTAGAAGGAATGTCTCCAGAAGCAATTGTAGAATTGGCAACAATGTTGGCGATGAAACCAGAAGATTTTAATGTTAACAAGAAAGAAAAAAACTTTTGGAAACATGAGTATGATGGACTGCAAGGAACATCGTATAAAAAAGGAGAAGAAGTGGCAGTAGATAAAAATGAAAAGACACTTGATTTATCTAATCCAATTGATTTCTTAGAATATAGAGTATTATTAGCTAATACAGAGTTTGTAGCTCCTACATTAGCAGAACAAAAAGAAAAAGGTTCTTATAGATTTGTCTTAGTAGACGAAGATGAAGAAGTAATTACAAGAGTAAAATCTTCTGATAAAAGAAAAGAAGCTACAAAAGCTCAACTTAGATTAGAAGAATCAGAAACAAGATTAAAAAATTTCTTAAGAGTATATGGAAGAACAGTTCCAGCTACAGCGAAGAAAGATTGGTTAGTTGCAGAAGTAGATAAAGTAGTTGAAGAAAACATGGATGGGTTCTTGACTATAGTAAAAGATCCTGATTATGAGAATAGATTATTTATTCTTGATGCAGTAAATGCAAAAGCCATTGTTAAAACAGGAACAGACGAATATAGTTTGCAGGGAGGTAAGAAAATGGGTAAAACTGGTTCAATGAAAGATGCAATAGCATTTATTAAAGATCCTAAAAATCAACCAGAAGTATTAACTATTAAAGCAAGATTAGACGCTAAAGAATAATGTCAAATCAGGAATTTTTAAATTCATTTTATTTACAAGCTGATGTAGTAGCCACTTTAAACACTAAAGGTTTTGAACCTGAAGAAATAACAAATATGGCTAATAGAGCAATGGAAGCTTTAATTATAAAAAAAGCTAGACCATTATCTAATGCAAATAAAGAAGGATTTGAAGAAACTGAAAAAAGAACACAAGAGTTAGGAGAATTAGTAAGATACAAAACTATTACAAGTTTTAATACTGGATTTTTTGAGAATGGAAAGTATGTTGTATTACCAAACACGTTATTAGATACTACTAATGCGGAGACAAGTAATCCAGCAGGAAGTACAAACTTTGATGATGTATACTGGTTAACTATTTATGAAGATGTTGTAACAAATGTATTAGATTGTTTTATAAAAGACAACACAAATATATATGAACACGCAACAGTAATAGAAGCAAATCATAATCAGATTGGGTATATGTTAATGGATCCATTTAATAAACCTAGTTCTAAACCTAATAATTTTAAAGTTCTTAGATTAAGATCTAGTGGAAGAAAACATGAATTAATAACTGATGGTAATTTCAATATAACAGCTTATAAAATAGGATATATTAAAAAACCAAAACCTATAGATTTAACTGGAACAGCTACTGATCAAGTATGTGAACTTTCAGATTTATTTCATAGAGAGTTATTAGATGAAACAGTAATTGTAGCACTGAAAGATACTACTAACATAGAACAATTAAAAACAGAACTAACAATAAATAAAGAATAATGGCAACATTAGATGCATATAAAGCTACAAAAAATTCAGCAGCTGCTATTAAAAATTCAAATGATTCAACTAATGCTGTAAGAGTTTTTGCAAAAGATTTTAATGCTTTAGTAGATAGAATGTCTATTCAAGTAGATGCTAATACTACTGAAACTGCAAAAATGGTTTTAGTAAGAAAAGGGCAAACAACTAGAACAGCTTCAGCTATTAATGCAACAGCAACAGCAACAGCAGCTCAAGTAGCAACAGGGTATATAACCTCAACTTCAGCAGCTGAAACAACTATTACTTTACCAACAGGTACTTTATTAGGAGCAGAATTAGGAGCTACAGCAGGAACAGTATTCGATCTAGTAATAGATAATACCGCAGGAGCATCAACAGTAACAATTGCAGTAGCAACAAATGGTATTCTTTCAGCAGCCGCAGCAGCAGTAGGAGCATCTTTTGGATTACTGACAGTACCAGCAGGAGTAACAGGAATGGCAGTATTTAGATTAATGTTTAGTTCTGCAACGGCTTTCTGTTTTACAAGAGTAGCATAATAAATTAAATTCAATCAATTATTAACATAAGAGTTATATCTTAGATAAAAAACAAAAACAAAATGATTACACAAAACGCAGCTACTAGAACATTAGTAGGAAAAAGAATCTCAAGAACTGCTTCATTAGCAGCTACACAAGTATCCCCAAGCTCAATTGCAGCAGGAGAAGTAGTAGTAACAGATGCAGCAGGTAAAATCTTGGATAGCACAACTGTACTTACTGCTAAAGAAATTGTAGTAGTACAAGGACAAGGTTCAACTAAACCTCTGATTAAATCAGATGTTATTAAATTAGGAAAAGTAGTTTCCTATAAAGGTAAAAAAGCAGCTGCTGCTGTAGAACAAGTATCTTATATTGGATACAATACTTCTACTGGTAGTATTGATGCTATTACATCTAATGTATACTTTGCACGTTTAGCTATGTTAAATGAACAAAATACTTTTGGTAATAGAACAATGTATCAAAACTTTAAGTATGAAACAGGGACTTCAACTTCTCAAAAAGCTGTAGCTCAAGGTTTATGGTTAGATGCAATTACAATGAGTAATGCAGAACAGATGTATAAATTTGACCGTGTATCTGATGGTACTAAAACAGCAATTTCTGCTGCTACATCAGGTACTAGTAAATCTATTATAGTAGTTGGTTCAGGTACACCTGCAATTACTGCTACAGTAGCTAAAGGTTCAAAAACTGTAACATTTACATTAGCATCAAGTACTGTTTCTTCTGTTAATTTTGCTGTAGGAGATATTATAGAAATTAGTGGTGTATCTTATATTATTGCATCTTTAGGAACTACTGGAGCAATTACTTACAGTATTACTTTAGATGGTAAATATCAAGGAGCATCTGGTACATTAGCAGCTTCAGCAAGCTCTTTAGTTAAATTTTGGAATACTTCTGATCCTACAAATTGGGGAGTTAGAGTAACAGGAGTAGCTAAAACCTATATTCCTGGAGTATTCCGATACTACAAAGTAAGATTTGGTTTACAGTTGAAAGACTTTGGAACAACTACTTTAACTGAGCCAGGAACTTCACCAGCAGTAGGTGCTTCTGAAGGGCAAGGTACAACTGAACAGATTCAAGATTTAGAATGGATGTCACAAGGTGTAGATGGAAAAATCTACAGGATTGATACACCTCCTGTAACAATGGTTGCAAATGCAGTATCTAATTTAGGTTCTGATGTAGGATTTGCTCAATTGATTATACAATTCTATGATAATGATCCACTACCAATTGGAGAAACAGCTAAGTCACCTAAAACATTAATAATTGCAGCTCCAGAATCTGCATTTAGCTCTAGCTCTGTAGGTACTAACTTTGATGGTGCAGCTACTTCAGTAGGTACTGTTTTAGATTATTTTATGTACAGAACTGCTAACGGAGCATTACCATCTGCTACAGATGATGGTACTCCTACAGGTACTTCAAATTGGTACAACGCTTAATAAGTAAAAACTAATAATAACAGAAAGGCTGGTTAACTAAAATTAGCCAGCCTTTTTTAATATAATATAAATGGCATTAGAATTAAGCTTTACAATATCAGAAGATTGTAATTGTAAACAGTTAACATTTGTAGATACAACTGGTACATATAACGTTGATACTAATCCTACTGGATGGGGAACACCAAATGCAGATATAACAGATGCACATTACGGAGAATTAGAAATAACAAGTCCAAGTGATGTAGTAACTATTATAGATGTAGTAGCAACAGGAGATTTTCCTAATGGAGGAAATACAATGTCATTAGTTATTCTAAATACAGATTTAGGATATACAGATGATGAAAAATTAGAAGATGGTGTTTGGAAATTTAAATTGACATATGGAGATGGTTCTATAACAGATGTAATAGCAAGTACAACAGTTTGGAAAATGTTTTTATGTCAAGCTGAATGTTGTGTTGCTAAAATGTTTGCAGCATTACCAGTAACAGAATGTAATTGTGATTCCTCAAAATTAGATAATGCGCTATTTGCAGATACAATGTTAACAGCATTAAAGTATGCAGCTAAAGCAGGTAATACAAGTAAGTTTACAAATTTATTAACATTAGTAAATAACCTATGTTCAGATAGTAACTGTGGCTGTGGTTGTTCATAATATAAAAACAAATGTGCGATAACAATTGCGATATAACAATACCTAAAGGAGATGATGGAGACATCGGTCCTCAAGGTTTACAAGGAATACAAGGAGAACAAGGAGACCCAGGAAATGATGGAGCAGACGGTGCAGATGGAAACGATGGTACAGATGCATTAAATTATTTTGGTACCTCAACAACAAGCATTAATTTAGCTACTTTAGTAACTACTGCTAGTTTAACTATATCACCAGTTGCTACTGCTTTTCAAGTAGGTAGTAGAATAAGAGTGGTTAATACAGCTAACCCTACTACTAAATATTTTGAAGGAATAGTAGCAACTAATAATACAGGAACAGGAGCTATTACAATAGTAGGTATTGATAATATAATTGGAGCAAGTTCTGGTACTACTACTTTTACAGCTTGGACTATTTCCTTAGCTGGAGAAAAAGGAACTAATACAGTATTACTTGTTCCTACAGGAGCTATAATGGATTATAGTTCAACTACATTACCAAATTCAACTAATTTTGGAGAATGGTTATTTTGTAATGGGCAAGCTATAAGTAGAACTACTTATGCTGCTTTATTTGCAATTATAGGAACTACATTTGGAATTGGAGATGGTTCTACTACATTTAATGTACCAGATACAAGAAAAAGAGTAAGAGTAGGTTATAATTCTGGTTCAGTATCTTCACCTACAAATGTAACAACAGGGTTAGAAGAAAACTATGGTGCATTAGGTAATACAGGAGGTGAAGTAGCGCATGACTTAACTGTAACTGAACTACCAACACATGTACACTCATTAGAAAATGGTGTAGATGGCTGCAGTTCAGCAATAACAAATACTGATGATTCTCCGTATAATCCATTAACAGCAGAAGGAGCAGGAACTGGTCTTGGAGGAGATGGTGCATTAACAGTAGAAACTTTTACAATAGAATCGGTAGCAGAATTAACAGGTAATACAGGCGATGGAAGTACTGATGGTTTAGCAGGAGATTCTCATGAAAATAGACAACCTTATATAGTTTTAACTCAAATAATTAAAGTATAATGTGTGATTGTACAGATATAACAATACCTTTTGGACAAAAAGGTGATAAAGGAGATACAGGAGCTACAGGCCCAACTGGACCTACTGGAGCTACAGGAAGTACTGGAGCAACTGGTTCAACAGGAGCTACAGGTTCTGATGGTGAAAATGCTTATGTTTATATAGGTTATGCAGATGATGATTTAGGAAATGGATTTACAGCTACATTTGATCCATCTAAAAACTATATAGCATTTTTCTCAACAAATGTATTTATAGATACTCCAGATTTATCAGATTCAGATTTTACTGGATTATGGAAAATGTATAAAGGTCAAACAGGAGCAACTGGAGCTGTAGGTGCAACTGGAGCAACTGGCCCACAAGGTATTCAAGGTATTCAAGGAATAGCTGGTACTGATGGTGCAGATGCTGCTGATGGTGCAGAGCTTACTTATGGAACATCTGATCCAATAACAGCAGGTACTACTAATCCAGCTTTATATATAAATACAAATACTTATGATATTTGGTTATATACAAGTTCATGGACTAAAATTATACAAGGTTATAGTGATTGGATAACAGTTGATTTAGAATATAATACAGAACAAGGTTGGCAAGAAAATTCAAGCTTTCCTTTAATGTATAGATTAGAAGGAAAAAATGTGAGAATAAAAGGTAAATCAAGTAATACTACACCTGCGGGTATAGTAGCCTCACAAACAATTTTTACTTTACCTTCTGGTTATAGACCTGATACTTCTATTTATAAATTAGGAGCAGATTTAACTGGAACAGTTGCTGCAGTAACTGTAGAAATTACAACTCTAGGTTTAGTAAAAGCAAGAGGTGATATACAATCATTTGATTCAGAAGATAGTTATTTAGATTTTACATTTCCAATAGCATAAAAATGATATTAACTAGTAAAAATGACCATGAAAATTTATTTAAAAATTTAATGGTTTGTATAGCCGATAAAGGAGATAAAATAGCAAAAAAAGCAATTTATGGTTCTGATTATAATACTAAAGAATTATTTCTGTTAACAACATTAGCAGATATATTATGTAAATTTAATTATGATGAACCAGATGATAATTGTTTAACTCAAGAACAAGTAGAATTGCTATGGGATTACATAGCAACAAAATGTAAATTATGTAATTGTTAAAAATTAAAATAAAATGACAAGTTTTCAAGATATAAAACAAACAAAGAAAATATTAGGAAGAAACTATGCAGGATTAATTTGTATAGGAAAAGAAATATTAGAAATAACAGATGCAGCAGCTGTGGGTTTTGCATCTATTCCAAAAAATGGAGTAGTTAGTGTAGAATTTGTAGTAGATGGTGCAGGTGGATTAGCATCTCAAGCTAGAGCTATTAGAATGTGGCAAGATGGTAGTACTCCTACAGCTACACAAGGATATATATTAGGAGATTTAGATTCATATGAAATTACTAATATAGAAAATATACAAAAAGCTAAATTCATAGGAATAGATGCTTCTAAAACACATTCATTACATGTACTTTATTTTGGTGAAAAACAATAATTAAAATGGGAAAAAGTTTAGTAAGAAATAAATTAATAGGAAAAGCATCCACTTCATCTGGAAGTACTCCAGGTACAATTGTAGAATCTGTACAAGGAGGTATAAGTATATCTGTAGATAGTACAGATCCAGCTAATCCAATTGTAAATTTAGACAATGATGATCCAATATTAGTAAATATATTACAGGATGATGGATCAGGAATAATTATAACATCTACAACAACTAATGGTCTTGGTAGATCTATGGATCTTCAAGCACCAAATGGAATTCTTGGTTTAGGAGATCCAGATGTTTTAAATCTTGGAACAAGAATAATGATAAATGATATAACAGAAGAAATATCTTATATTGGAAATAAGCATTTATTTGAAGGTGCAATTGATTCTCAAAGTGGCTATTTAATAAATTCTACAGATTATAATGATGGGCTTTTGTTTGTTGATGGTGATGTAGGTCAGGTTTATTTAGGTGATTTTGCTGGAGGTGTAAATAATACATTTATTCAACTTGATGATACTCTTGAAACAATAACATATAATGCTTCTGAAGGTCATATATTTAATAATATAATTCAAGTATCAGCAATAAGAGATGATATCTCTTTAGCAAATTTAGATTTATTAGGTCGTCAATTATTTGGTGGTGGAAATATGATAGCTAGATGGGATGATCAATATAATGTAGCAGCTTTAGAAGCAAATAATTATTTAATGCATAATAATGGATATATATATTGGGGAAATCAAAATACAGATGGTGATTGGAGAATTTATATAAATGGTGGAGGTCAAATAATATTTGAAAGAAGAGATTCTGGTGTTTGGACAAATCAAGGTTCATTTGGATAAGAAATAACTTAATTAAATTATAAATAACAAATAAATACAAAAACAAAATAATGAAAAAGCTTTTTAAAATTCTACTAATAGTGGTTCTTCTTGGATTACTGTAAATCAAGTAGGTAAATCATTAAATTTATTAACTATTGCTGGATCTGATGATATGAATTTAACAGGTATGATTCCTGCTAATGCTTTAGTTAGAATAAGAACTACTTCTAGCAATATGACAATTACTTATACAAGAGGACAAGAAATATTATACTAATGGAATTAGAAAAACAATTTAAACTTATTGATCAAGTATGTTCCCTATTTAAAGGAACAAGAGAAGAGCATGTAAAAATACAAAATGCTTTAATAGCTATTGAAAAAGAACTTTTTAAAGAAGAAAAAAAAGATGTCAAAACATAAATTAGATTATTCAACAAATAGTGAAAAAACTATTTTAAAAAATAATAAAAGTACTACAATAAATAATAATACACAAGTGAAAATAAAAGCCCAACCAGTTAGCGTAATAACACCTCCACCAGTTTACAAAGCATATTATGTAACTGATTTTGATACTATGTGCGGTAATGCTACAGAAGAAAATAGATTTTTAACATGGTGCCAATCGCAAGGTATAAACTCATTATATTTTTATAATCTTAATACTGTAATAGCTTCTAGCTATACAGCATTTACTGCATTTAAAGATAAAGCAATAACATATGGAATTCTTCCAAATAGATTCTTTGGGTTTAGAAGTTCTCAAAATTCATTAATAGGATCAGGATTTAGTTCTAATAAAAGCTACAATATAGCTAACTCATCTAAAAAAATTAACTATTCTTTTGAAGATGAATTTTGGAATTATGATACTGGAACTGGAACACCTCCAGGTGAAGATGCAAAAGGTAATTTAGTATATACAGAATGGATTAAAGTAATGCAAGCTGTACAAACATATGCTAAATCTACAGGAATGTCTAATGACTTTTATATGGGGAAAGTTAGAGATTTAGTCCAAGGTACAGCACAAACTACTATAGCTGATGGATTAGTTGCTTTTACAGATAGAATATATTTAGATTGGTATGTTGAAACAGCAGTATTTGAAGGTTCTGGAGGAGGGTTAAATAGATTTTTAAAACAAGCAAATTGGTTAGGTGATGCTGCTAAAAGAGCTGGTAAAATAATTACCATTATCCCTATATTTGCAGGTGGAGGTACCTCTGATTTTATGAAAGTATATTTTCAAACACACACTATGCAACAAGCAGCAGATAGAGCTAAAAGTTTATTTAATGCAGCAACTACATTTAAAAATGATGCTAATGTAACAGTACCATTTACAGGTAAAGCAAATATAAAATTTGAAGGATTTAACGGATATAGAATTTATGTATAAATATTTATTAATATTATTATTTTTAACAAGTTGTGTAGCTAGATATGGTATAAAACAAAAACATATACATGCTCCTATACCAAAACATAAATATGAGTATTACAAGGCTACTTAAAAAAACTGACTTTTATTTAACTATAATAGTACTATATTTAATGTTTGGAATGTTTCACAATTCTTATATTCATTTTGAAGAATTTAGATATTGGAATTGGGATATGCAACTTGCAGGTGGTTTATTATTATGTGTTACAGGATGGAAAGCTTATAGACTATTTTTATTAAAAAACAAAATTATTTTATGATTCATTTAGCACCAACAGATTTACTAACAGGAGAACCAAAAGTAGATGCTATGATTACAGCAGGAATTAGTGGAATACTATGTATAATAGCATTGTATATTCCAACTGTTACAATATTAACAATACATTGGCAAATAATATTTCAAAATTTAGCTATAGCTTTTTCAATAGTAGCTTCTATATTATCTGTCAATAAAAGTACTAAATTTGTAGAAAGATTTACAAAATGGTTAAAATCAAAGAGAAAATAAATTGGGCTAAAACAATGTGGGCCTTAGCTGGATTATGCGTAGTACTACATTTTACAGTTGATTTTTATAATGGAGTAGAATCTGCATATATAGAAAAAGAATATAAGGCTATAAAAAAAGATTACGACAGAATGTCAGAAGCTGAAACTTTATATCTACTTTCTTGGAAAAAAGAAATAAGAACTAATGATAGTTTAAGACAATATATTAAAGATAGTAATCATAAAAAAGATAGTTTAAAACTAATTATTAAAGAATTAAGAAAATGAAAGATAAAATATATCTAAGCATTATATCGGTATTACTTTTATTAGGCGCAATTTATTGGATTTTCACAGATACTACAATATCAAAAAAAAACGATGAAATTAAAAAACTACAATTTCTTCAAAAAGAAATTGAATATCGTATATTAGATAAGCAAGTAAAACTTATAGATAACATGTTTGAAATAGAACAATATAAAAAAACTATTGACTCAGTATTAAATATATTAAATAATAAACCAGAACTAAATGAAATTAAAATTACTAGGCGTATTAATGATATTCCTCTTGATAGTATCGGAGTTGAAAGCGAAAGATACTACCAATCTCATAAAAATGACTGATAAATATACTCTTGAAATACCTACTTATAAACAGAAGGTTATTTTAAGAGGAGCTTTATTATCTGATGTATATAAAACAAGAAATGCTGTTAGTTTAATAGTTATAAAAGAACAAGCAAAAGTTATTGGTAAATTAGAAGAAAATGCTGTAGTTTATAGAGATATTATAGATGATAAAGATAGTATAATAGATTTAAAGAATAAAGAGATAGACATCTTAACTTTAGATAATAAACAATTAAAAAAAATAAATAACAAGCTTAAAATTAAATTTGGTCTTGTAATTGGAATAGCTATAATAGGTCCTTTTATAAAACCTACATATGACTATATTATAAGAAAATGAAAATACCAGAAAATATAAAAAAAACAGCAATAGAGTTATTTAAAACATTATCTAATGAAAACAGCTTTTTCAGTTCTAAAAGAATTGAAAGAATGTTTTTAATGGGTTCTGTATTTATAGTAGTATTAGGTACTTTTATATATGAAATAGTAAATAAAACATTAACAGCAACAGAAGCTTGCATTCTAATAGTTCCATTATTAGGAGCAGCCGGATATTCTTCATTTAGAACATACACAGATAAAAAACTAGAAAATAATACTAATGGTGACATCACAACTAGCACAACTTAAATACGGAAATCCTGAATTAGAAGCCCATATGATTTTATGGGATGTTCCTACAGAATTAGAGATAGGAGTTATACCTAAGAAACTATATTGTAATAAAGATATGGTTATTCCCTTATCTAAAGCTTTTAAAAACTTAATAGATAGAAAGCTAATCAATGAATTAAAGACTTTTGATGGTTGTTTTAATATCAGAAAAAAAAGAGGTTTAAATACCCCTAGTTTACATAGTTGGGGTATAGCAATTGATGTTAATGCCTCTTGGAATCAACTTAATCAAAAACCTACATTAACTCCTGAATTTATTAAATGTTTTACTGATGCAGGGTTTGATTGGGGTGGAAATTGGACCAGATCAGATGGTATGCATTTCCAGTTAGCTAAAATCTAATTTAAATTATTATTAGGAAATCTAAAAATTTATCCTTATCTTTGAAGCTGGCAAATGTCCAGCTTTTAACATTTTAAAAATGAATCCAACAAAACAAGAAATAGCTTTTAGTTTGTTTCACACTATAAGACCAAGATTAGCTAACTCAGAAGTTATCTCATTAGATAACATAAAGTTTGATATAGATAATGTCCGTGAGCTCTTAATAAGAAATGAACAAAATAAAAATAGAACTGTAGATACTAATATTATACAAGACTTAGGTTGCGTAGAATTAGAAGCAATAGATAGAGCAGAATGTTGTGATATAGAATTAGGTTGTACTTTTTTAAGAAGTAAATTACAATTACCAACACCTATCGAGCTTCATCATTCCCAATTAATTACTAGAGTGGGTCCTATAGATAAAATAGCTCCACCATTTGACAGAGTATCTTATGATAGTGTGCATTTAGCTTTCCTAAACAAATTTACTAAAAATAAACCAAAATGGTTTACTAAAGATGATGATAATTATCTTTATGTGATTATAAACAAAGATGCTAAAAATAAATTTATAAGCTCAGTAAATGTAGCAGGTGTTTGGGCAGATCCAGAAACTGTAAGAAATTTTAGAACTTGTGAAGGTAAACCATGTTATACAGATAACTCTTCATATCCAGTAAAAGCTTGGATGGTAAATTATATTAAAACATATATATTAGAGAAATATCTTGGTAAAGAAGCAGCTGCAGCAATAGATGATTCAGGAGACTTTAAAAATAACCCAACACAAACAAATGAAAAGAGGTAAGAATAAAGTACAAGTTGACTATAGTTCACCTGAAATTTATAAAAGTTATTGTGATTCCTTAATTGATAAAGAAGGAATTTATAAAGTGAATAAAACAGTATTCACTAAGATTCTAAAAGAAGCTAATATGGCTTTACTAGAACTAATGATGCTGTATAATTTTGAGTTTAAAATACCATGCAGACTTGGTACTATGAGCTTAAGAAAAAAGAAAGTCCAGTATAAATTAAAAGAAGATGGGACATTAGATACAAAAGGATTATCTGTTAATTATAAATTAACAAATGAACTTTGGAATAATGATCCTGAAGCAAAGAAAAATAGAGTGAAAATCTACCATACAAATGAACATTATGATGGTTATAAAGTAAACTTTTATTGGAGTAAGAAAAATTCTCTATGTAAAGGATTAAGTATTGTTCAATTTAAATCAAGTAGATACGCTAAAAGAAAACTAAATAATTATTTAAAAGATACTAACTTAAGTTTGGAATTTTACGAAAGACCTACTTACACTAAAAGAATAAAAGATGCTACCTAAATATGTAAGCTCACAAGAAATAGTAAGAAATGTTTTTAGAAACAATAAATATTCCGCTTTAGAATTTAGTTGGACAGACGGAATAGAATGGGCAGCAGAAGCTTTGGATCTTATTGGAGCTAAGCTTTCTTACCAACCTAAACTAGCTGCAATAACAATTGATAATTTTAGAGGAGAACTACCATGTGACCTACACAATATTACTCAAGTTGCTGGACTAACTCCAGGATGTGTACAATTTCAAATGAAAAGTTCTACTGATAATTTTCATCCTGTGTTTACTAATACTACTTGTACTACAAATACAGTTAACTCAGTAGATTATGTAGCTCCAATAACAACTGATGAAAATGGAAATCCAGCTTTTAATTTTAATAGTGGAGGTTCTTTTACTGTTAGTAAACAATTAATTGGAGGAACTAGTAATTGTGTAGATGCTACATATACTGTTAATGATAATTATATTTTTACTTCTTTTAAAGATACTAATAAAGTATTAATTTCTTATAATGCTTTTCCAGTAGATAAAGATGGTTTCCCATTGATACCAGATAATATTAAATTTAAAAAAGCCGTTGAAGCATATATAACTATGAGAGTAGATTTTATATTATGGAGACAAAATGATTTAGATGAAAGAGTATACAATCATTCAGAAAAAGAATGGTTATGGTATGTAGGAGCAGCATCAACAGCCGGAGTATTACCAAATGTAGATACTATGGAATCAATAAAAGATATGACATTAAGACTTATTCCTAGAATTAATAAACACGCAGAAGGATTTAAGTTTCTAAATTCACAAGAAAAAAGAATTAAATAATGCAAAAGAAAGCTCTACAAGAATTTTCTGGTGGAATGACGCAAGACAAATCTAAAACAGCAGATTGGTCTAAAAATTATTATTCTGCTAATAATATAAGAATAGTATCTAATGAAGGATTATCAACAGGCTCAATAGAAACTATTAAAGGAACTAGATTAGAATTTAAGTTACCTACTTCAATTGCAACTGCAAGTTATACGTTAAACAACGGTGAATTAGAAACAGTAATTGGGAATAATAGTGAAAATATTATTGCAGGATTAGTTATAAATGATGACATAATTGTAATATCTAATGGTATAAATGATAATATACAGAATACATCAGCAACATCAGTTTGGAAATGTAAATATGATGTACAAACAGATAAAATATTAGATTTAAAAGCTAATGGTGAATTAGATATTACTAAACATCTAATTTACAGAAGAACATTAGATATGTATACACCTCATAATAATCCTAAAGTAATAGGTAGATATGAGACAAATGAGATACAAAGAATTTATTGGACTGACTCTGATAAACAAATGAGAGTTATTAATACTAACTTACCTTTTTATATAGATCCATCCACAGGTTTATTAGTTAATGAAATGCAAAAAATTGCAGGAAACTTAACTTATTTAGCCCCCAATGTAGAATTTAGTATACCTCAATTAGCTGAAATATCACAAGGTAATTTACCTAAAGGTTCTATACAATATGCCTATAGATTAATAAATTCTGAAGGAGGTATAACTAGATTTAGCCCTCAAACAGGATTAATTGATTTAGCTAAAGGAGAAGTTAGTGGTAATTACAATGAATACCCATTAGTAGAAGAAGATTTTTTTAAAGGAGATTCAGAAGAATTTAAAGAAAATAAAGATAGAATAAAACACGAAAGTAATAAATCAGTAAGAATAAAAATAGATAATATAGATACAAAGTATGACTATGTACAACTTTGTTATACTATTTTCAGGGATAAAGGACAAGCAGAAATATTTATACTTCCAGAACAAAGAATAAACAGTAATGTATTTGAATATACACATTCAGGTAATGAAGGAACAGAAGTTAAAATTACAAGAGATGAATTTATTGCTCTTAGCAACCCTTTTGAATTATCTGAAACTATAGAAACAAAAGATAATATTCTTTTTGCAGCTAATACAACTACTCCTAAATTTGAAATAGCTTTAGATACTAGAGCTTATAGATTTGATAAATATTCCAAAGCAAGACTTTATGAAAAACAAGATTATAGTGATACTCCATTAACATTAAATGGTAATAACTTACCAAATACTCCTGTAACAGGATTAAATGATTGGGGAATAGACGAAACTTTAAACCTTATAAATCCATTTAATGATGAAGCTATAACTACTGCAACTACTCCATTAGACTGGAAAACAGATTGTCAGTATAAATATCAAGCAGATGGAAAAACTTTTGGTGGAGAGGGCCCTAATGTAAAATATAGGTTTACTTTAAATTCAGAAAAAGCAGGTACTCCAGAAGAATTAATTGCAGATAATACTACTATTGTACCAGTATCAAAACCTTTTTTAAGTTCTCCTAAGCATGAATTAACAGATGTATTGCAATTAGAAGGACAAGGAACTCAAACTGGTAATTTATATAATATTGGTGGAAGTTTTAAAGATTTAAAATCACCATACAAAGCAAATTTATTAACAGGATATGCAAGAGGAGAAGTCTATAGATTTGCAATAGTATTCATAGACAACAAAGGAAATGAATCCTTTGCTAAATGGATTGGAGATATTAAGTTTCCAGAATTTACTGATTTACAAAATAACTACCCAGAGTTTGATTTAAGTTCTTTTGATGGAGTTAATATGAAATTATATCCATTAGGAATAGAATTTACAGTTACAATACCAGAAGAAATAAAAGAACAAATATCTGGATTTAAAATAGTAAGAGTAGAAAGAACAGATGCTTGGAAAACTAGATTAGGTACAGGAGTTACTGGAAGTTTTGGAACTTTTTTAAGCGGAGATATTTGGGAAGTATTACTTGCTAATTTACAAGATTGTATTTATATTGCTTATGACGTTATTTTAAAATCAACTTACTTTGCTACTATATCTGGAGCACTTGTTGCTGGAGCTGTAAGTAATATATATAATACTATTCATAATACCTTAATAGCAGAATTCAATACTAGAGATAGAGCTAAGGGATTAACACATGAAACATTAAAGAGAATTATTGTAAATGCAATAGAAGCTATAAAAGTACCATTAACAAATTCATCTTTATTTTCAAGTAGTTTAGCTGAAAAAGCAGCAGATATTATAATGGAAATTATGGGAGATTCTCTAGATTTCTTTGTAGCTGGTATAGATAGTAAAGTTAAATATTTAGATGATTGGTATAGTTATACTAATTCAGTAGCTTCTGAACACAATACTACTGTAGGTAAACCAAAAGGAATAGCCGGTAATAATATAGGTTATATTATTAGTCCTATTATATCTTTTGATAAATATGAATATAAATATAATGATTATATTAAAGTAATAAAAGAATATAAAGAAGGACATAAACTAGTAAGAGAGTATCATGTAGATCCTACTACAGGTTTATTTGTTAGAACTGAATCTAGAGCTACATATAAAAAATGGTATTATGGAACTTTATTAAATCCAGGCTCAGATCCTTTAAATAAAGGATACAAAAGAATTATAAAAGAGCAAAATAAAATGGAAGTTGGAGAAATTATCAGGAGTGCCAATAGTACTTCTTTAGATGATTTTTCTTATGTTAATGCTCATTTAGGATATATAGAACGCTATAAACATTCTTATTCTACTAATATAATTCAACAAGCTATAAAAACATTAGGTATAGGAGATAGAAAACATTTTATAGTCTTACAAAATAATATGCCTGATACAAATGAAAATTTTGTATATCAAGAAAGTGATTATAATCATGTACACACTAGAGTAATAGATGTAGCAGGTAATTTCTTAGTTTCTTATAATAGAGATATTAAACATCAATATGGAGGAAATACTTATTCAGAAAGAAGTAATTCAGTTTATATAGATTGTGGGCATTATATTAAACTTTCAAATGCTGGAACATTTGTATGTAAAATATATGGTGGTGATACTACTGTAGCTTTATTTGATGCTGTTAATTATGGATATTATTTTGATAAAAAACCAGGATATCAAAAGCCAAAAAGAGCTAAAAAAGCAATGGCTGAAATTTTTCCTTGTGAAGTTCCTTTTAATATAAATTTAAGAGATGGACATCATTTTGCTAAATCTCAAGATAAAGATTCATTAGATGAAGAATCTAGAAATTCTAAAAGACAAAGAAGAAAAGAGGCTAAAGAATACAAGAAATCAGGAATATTGCCTGATAAAATAGCAGAACTTGTAGGTAAAAAGAGATTTGTTCACGATCAATTTATTTTAGATGATGTATATGAACAAGAAAACAATATAAGACATTATATACCTAAACCATTAATAAATAATTTTGATAAACAAAATAAAACAAGAGTATGGAAATCTAAATCTAAAATAGACGGAGAATTATTTGATTCTTGGAGACAATTTCCATTTTTAGATTTTATAGATGTAGAAGGAAATCAAGGAGAAATAAAAGATTTACAAGTTTTAAATAATAAGCTATTAGCATATCAAACTAGAGGTATATGTGTTATTGCTACCAACGAAAGAGAAGTAACTTCTGGAATAAATGGTAATCCTACTACTTTAGGAACTGTAGGATATTTATCAAGATATGATTATATAACTAAAAATACAGGTGTACAATTTAGGTTTGCTACTTGTAAAACACCAAATGCTATTTACCATTTAGATACATTATTAAAAAGAATAGTAAGACTAGCAGATAAAGATGGATTAGAGGATATTACCTTTTTAGAAGGTATGTCAAGTTATTTAGAAACTTCTTTATCTCCTACAATTAGTATATTCCCAACAGGAGTTATTACAGGTTATAACCCTAAGTTATCTACTGTTTATTTTGTAGCTCTTTCACAAACAGAACCTCTTATAGATGGAACAAAATTCTTTTGTTTAATATATAATGAAAAAACACAATCTTTTGAAAGTTTTATGACTAAACAGCCTTTAGTAATGTTTAATGATACAGAACATTTATTTAGTGTAGGTAGAAATCATCCTAAATCAATTTGGGAACATAATAAAGGAGAATACGGTAAGATATATAATTCTTATGAAGATTCTTCCATTAAAATGCTTTTAAATGATAATCCTTTATTGACTAAAGAGTTTAATAACTTAGTCTTAGATACTGAATGCAAAGATACTAACGGAGTAGAATTGCATGAAACTATCAATAAACTTAAAGTATCCTCTGATTATTTAGATTCAGATGAAGTTACTTTAATACCTGATAATAATATACGTAGAAAATTTAGAAATTGGACTTGTTTAATACCTCGTTCAAATGCTGTAAGTGCATATACTTCATTCAAAACCAGAATGTTAGACAAGAACCTTATGCTTACTTTAAAGTACACAAACAACAATAACAAAAAGCTTATTATTCACCCTATTATTTACGAATATCAAGCAAAAGATTTAGTAAATAACAATACTCCTAATTAAAAATATTATTAGGAAAAGTCATATAATTTTTTTAATTTTGTAAAAATTAACAATGAAGAATAAAAATAATAAATTTAATTATAAACTAGGAAATGGTGGTAAATTAAAACCACCTATTATAGTTAATGACAAAAATGATCCTAGATTAAAAGCTTATAATGATAGTTTAAAAACATATAATAATTCTGAAAGTTACTTTAATGAATTATTAAAAATGAAAGATAATCAATTCTATAACCATGATGATGTAGATATTTTTGTGAATAATTTAACAAAAAAATATCCAATAAATGAAAAAATAGTAAAGTTTTCACAATTAAATACATTACCTATTCAAAAAGAAGTTACTTTACAAAATGGACAAAAATATAAATTAGTAAAAGATGTAGTAGCTACTAAACCAACACAACCTTATACATATAAAAAAGAAGAAATTACACAACTTCAACCTAGAACTAATATTCAATTTGAAATAGATAAACCAGAACCTGAATTAAAAACTATAACTAATAATCAACCAATGAAAAAGAAATTTATGACCAAACAAACTTATACTAATAAGAAAGGTGGTTATTATAATAATGGAGATAATACAGGTAGACAAGAGTTTGACCTTGGTGGTATGATCAATGGTGCTCAAGCAGGTTCTCAAATGGGTTCTAGTTTTGGTATATATGGAAAAATTATAGGAGGTCTACTAGGTGCAGCTGGAGGACAAGTAGGAGATATACTTGGACAAAATAGAGAATTAACAGGATATGATAAAATAGTTAATAATACCCAACTAGCCTTTGGTGGTAACATGACTGAATCTATTAATGCAGGAGGAACTCATGAACAAAATCCTAATGAAGGAGTTAATATTGGTAATAAAGGATTAGTAGAAGAAGGAGAAGTTAAATTTAACTTTAAAGATAACACAGGAGATAACTCCTATATTTTCTCTAAAAGATTAGGATTTGCTAACAAAGCTAAATCTATTATGAAGAAATTTGATGTTAGACCTAATGATAAAATGGCTACAGAAGCTAAAGAACAAAGATTAAAAGGGTTAATGAATGAACAAGAACAAGTTAGAAGTTCTATGTTTGATAATCAATTTAAAAAAGCTTTTGGTGGTAAATTAAAGAAATATCCTTGGGGTGGTGATTGGAATTATACAAAAAAACCTGGAGAATTTGATCCTACAACTTTTAATATTAATGCAAATACTAATCCTATTTTAGTTGATCCTAATAATAATTCACAATTTTTACAAAAAGACTATATTCCAACAGATCCTAATACAACAAGTTTTATATCTGGGTTTAATCATTTATTAAATCCAGATGTTTATCCTGAAGGCACCTATGAAATATCATCAAGTTCTTTAGGTAAAGAACAAGAACCACAGGTTAACACAAGATTTTATACTCCTAAAGAAGATCCTACAGCTGAAAAAAATTGGGCATATCTAAGAAGAGTTGATCCTGTTACAATGAAACCTGCTAATATGAAAAACCCTTCTTTAAATATAGGATTAGGTGATAATTCAATGTTTGGATTTCCAAATGCAGGTAAAAAAATACAACCAGTTTCATCTTCTACAAATATAGATTATTTAGGAACATTTAATAAACCTTTAACTAATGAATTTGTTGGTTCAAACGGTCCTATATTAGCAGAAAAAAATAAACCATTATATCAAAAACCTAATACTAAAGCTGATAAACCAAAAGTAGACAAAGGTTATAACAAAGGATTAAATAAATCCGGTCAATATGGGCAATTTGCAGGAGCTTTAGGTAAATTAGCTGTAGCAGCTAGTGGTCCAGACGCTGTTAATTTACAAAGAATGAAAAATCATAACATTAGTTCTTTACCTGAAGAAATACAAGCTTCTAATGAATTAAATCAAATATATAATAATGCTAATAGAGATATTAGAAACAATGCTGGTAGTAATGCAGGTTCTTTCTTAGCTTCTAGAATAGCAAGTGCAGGTAATCAAGCAGATAAAACAGGTCAAGTATTAAGTGGTATTAGAAGTAAATATAATGAATTTAATACTAGAAATAATATGGCTGTTGATCAGTTTAATACACAAACTTCACATACAGAAGATGATTTAAGAACTAGAGAAAAAGACGCTGTTAGAACTTTATTAATGGATGCTGCTAGTCAAGCTGGTAATGTTAATGCTAACATTAATAGAGATAACATGGGTTATAAAAATGAACAAGATTTATTAGGTTTAATGCAATCTCAAGATTTTAATTTAGAACAAGATCCAACAACAGGAAGATATAAACTAAGTTCTAAATATAAAAAAGGATTTGGTGGTTTTATGTATAAATCTAAAAGTAAAAAGAAATAATGAGATACGTTAATCCAAAAGATTATGGTTATGTTAGCCAGTATGTACCTTTAAATTTAGAAATAATTAATGATGCTTTAAAAGGTAAACAATCTGAGCAAGATAAAAAACAAGCTTTAATTGATGATACTGAATCTAAAATATTAAATGTAACTGACGGTTATAGAACACAAGGCCATTCTAAAAAAATAAATGAAGAATTTAAACCTATGTTTGATGAACTTCGTAATATAGATTTAACTTCAGCTGAAGCAGCTACAAAAATAAAAGGTATTTTATCTAAAGCTAGGACTCATACTGGATTACAAACAGTATTGCAAGATTATAGTAAAGGCAATCCTTTATATGATAAATATTCTCAAGAAAAAAACTATGAAAATGCTGTTGATCCTAATAAAGACATAAACGGTAATTTAAATCAAATACCTTATGGAGAAGCATACAAGCCTTATGATAAAGCAATAGAATATGTAGATAATGAAAAAGATTGGTTAGAAGCTTCTAAAGAAATTACCCCTAAATTAAATGCTTGGGCTAAATCTGATATTAATTGGGATGATCACGGTTATATAGTTACTACTAATAGCTCTGGTAAAACACAAAGATTAGATATAGATGATCCTTCAACTGCAAAACAAGTTAATGGGTTAATTCAAGATAAATGGTTAAATGGTCAAGGTACTAAATATTGGAAAGCTAAACAAGAACAACAAGGTTTATCATCTGATTATAATGAATTTGCAAAACAATTTTTACATCAAGCTAGAACACAAAATAAAAATAATGTAATTGATGCTAATTATGCAAAACATATAGAAGGTCCTAATGAAAATACATTAGCAGCAAGAAAAAAAGCAGAATCAGAAAATACTAATATACCAGATAGTCCGATAGCCAGACCAATATCTTCAAAAGAAGCATTTATTGAAACTACTTCAACAGCTGAATGGGAACAAGGTACTACAGATTTAAAAACTAGTTTATCAGAAGAACAAGCTAATTTAGATAAGTTTACATCTAATTATAATTTAATAGATGCTAATAAGCAACCTGTATTTGAAATACAAATGCATGGTGAACAATTAACAGTTGTACCAAAAGCTAATGCTACAGCAGAACAAATAGCTACTATTAATGGAGCTTTATCAGAAGATTTAATTGGTTTTGAAACTAGAATTAATAATAAACAAGATCAAATTAAAGAAAGAGAAAATTTAATTCGTAAAACTAAAGAATATTCTGGTTTTGATAAAGATTATAAACCTAAAGTAGAAGCTATTGCATTAGGAGATTTAGAATATCAAAAAAGTCTTATATCTAATTTAGATAAAAAATTAAATATTAATTTAGAAAGAGAGAGAGAGATAACAGAAGAAGATTTAAAAAATCCTAGTACAATATATTTTAATACTACTACAGGATATAAAACTAAAAAAGAATTAGCAAAACTATATAATATTCAAGAAAAAGATTTAAATAATTTCATATCTAATGGAAGTTTAGCATTTTCTACTACAAAATCAAACCAAGAAATTCTAAAAGAAGCTATTAAAAACGGAGCTAATGAAAAAGATCTTAAAGAAATAATAACTTTAGCTAATGAAGATAAAATTAAAAAAATAAGTGCATTAGATCCAAAAACAGCTTTATATGAAAAAAACTTTCAAAGTTTATCAGAAAAAAATTTAGTTCCTGAAGATGGTTATAGATTGGGGGACGACGAAAAATCTATAAAACATAGAAATGAAATAGAAGCTACAGCAGAAGGAATGATAAATGATTCTCCAGAAATTATGAGATCTTTTGATGGTAATATTATTAATACTCCAGAAAATTGGAAAGAATTAAAACCAGAAGAAAAGAAATTAACTTTCCAATATTGGAAAATAGATAATGATAATAATATTGTTTATGGAATGTCTAATCCAAATATAAACGATGGAGTTTCTTTTGAAATAAAGGATATTAAAAATACAGATGCATTTTTAGTTAAAACAGGTAAACTATCTCAAGTTAAAGGAATGTATTTACAACAGTTAAATTCATCTATGATGAATGAAGGAGATACACATGGTTATATAGGATTTGGTAATAATAAAGCAGAAATTGAAAGAGCTTTATTTACTACTCAATATCCAGATGGTACAAGTATTCAAAAAGGACAATATAGAGTAAAACTACCTACAGGTAAATATAAGACTTATGATAATAAAAAAGATATTATAGAGGATTATATGGATTACAATGCTAAATTAAGTAATGGTATTGATATTCTTAAAAACTACTTAACCAAATCAGATGATGAAATACTTAAATCTGATTTACCAACTAATATGAAATCTAAAGCAGCTATTCAATTACAAATAGATGCTTTAAAAGAAAAATTAGAAGGAGTACCAAAAAAAGTAACTCCTCAGAGTTCACAGGACAATCCTCTGGGGATATAATAATAGATAAAGTAAATAATGTCCTAAAACAAACTGAATCTCCTAATAATAAGGATAATTCAGAAAGTTCAGCTGTTGGTATTTATCAACATTTGTGGGAAGGTAATAAATCAAATATAGAAAAAATTACTGGTATCACAGATAAAGAAGAATATAGAAATAATAAAGAAGCACAACAAAAATATCAAAATTGGTTAACAGCTGAAAATAAAAAATATATTCCTACCTTAAAAAAGGAAATTAATTTATCTAAATTAAAAGCTTTAAATGATGAAAGTTTATTATTTTTAATGCATTATTTAGGAAATTCAGATACTAAAATTTATCTTAAAACTTTAGTTAATAATATAGATAATGGAATAGAAACAGCATATGATAAAGCTCAAGAAGCTGTTAATAATTCAATAAAACAAAGAGTAGGAAAATTACCTACTAATATACCAATAAAACAATATTTAAATATCTTTTTAAATAAATTAAATGCAAGATAATAAAATAGACGAGATAACAGGTTTACCTACAAGAATATTAGACGCTTATCAAAAGAATACAGGAGCTAAAGATATTACAGATAATAGACAAGGTTTATTTAATACAGCTGAACCAGGAGGAGAAAGTGATTCTAGTTTCCAATCATTAGATTTTGAAAATTTAGATTCATATACTAAAAGAGGATTTAATCCTATTTATGGAGCTGATAATTCAGATTTAAGAGCTCAAAGACAAGATATATCTGATAAATGGGCTAATGGAATTGTTAAAGGAGTTGGAACAGCTTTAACATCAGCTACAGAATCTACAGCTGGTTTATTATATGGTTTAGGCGCAGCTATTGGAACTATTGGTTCTGATAAATCTGCTATTAATGCTTTATATGATAATGATTTTAGTAGAACTTTAGATAGTTTTAATAAACAATTAGCTGAAGCTATGCCTAATTATTATAGAACAAATGAAGAAAATAGATCTTTATTAGGTTCTTTAGGTACAGCTAATTTTTGGTCAGATAAATTTCTTAATGGAGCTGGTTATGCTGCTGGTGCAATGGTTACTGGTTTAGGATTAGCTAAATTAAATATGTTTGGTAAATTAGCAGGAGCTGGTAAATTAGTAGGATTATCTGAAGAAGCTATAAAAGCTGATGCAGCACTAACTAAATTATCCAACAGTGTTAAATTTGCTAATAGAGCTGAATTTGCTTTTAATTCTGTATTAATGTCTACAGGTGAATCTGCTGCTGAAGCTAGACAAGCTAAAGATGAAACTAAACAAAGATTACTAAATGATATTTTAAAATCAGGTAGACAACCTACACAAGAAGAATTAAAAGAGATAGAAGATTTATCTGATGCAGCTGGTAATACAGCTTATGGTCTTAATTTAATTATAACAGGAGGTACTAATGCTTTACAATTTGGTAAAATGTTAGGAGGAGGTTATAATGCTAATAAACTAGCTTTAAATGATGTTAGAAAAAAAGTAACAAAAGAAGGAGTAGAAGAATTAGGCGAAGATGGATTATCTATATTAGAAGGAGTTACTAAAACAGTAGGTAAAGAAAGAGCTAAAAAATTTGGTATTGGATTTTTAGAAGAAGGAGGACAAGAAGGTTTACAATCAAGTACTCAATTTGCTGTAAGTGATTATTATGGTAGAAAGTTCGATAAAGATAATCCTAATCATGATTTATTTACTTCTGGTATTGAAGGTTTAGTTAACACATTAACAACTAAACAGGGTTGGGAAAGTATTCTTTTAGGAGGTTTATTAGGAGGTCCAATGGGGTTACATGGAGTAGCTAAAGAAACTAAAGACTCTAATGATAGAACTGCTAAAGCTGTTGAATTAATTAATAATTCATCTGTTTTAGGAGGTTTAAAAAATAAAGTAGAAAATTCAATACAAGAAGCTAGTTATCAAAAAGCGAAAGATGCTGCTTTAGAAAGAGGAGATATTGCTGAATATAAAAATCTTGAATTTCAAGAAAGAAAATCTTACATTAAAAAAGTAATTGAATCTGGGGGTTTTGATTTATTAATGGATAAATTAGAATCTACTAAAGGTATGGCTCCAGCTGAATTTAAAAAAGCTTTTGGTATAAAAGAAGATTATAAACTTAATCCAAAAAGTACCATAGGAGATACAGAAGCTGATGTGCACAATCACATAGATGAAATTAAGAAAAAAGCTGTTAAATTAAAAGATACTTATGATAAAATTCAATTAGCATTTCCTTTTAAAGGAAGTACAAAAGAAGAATTGCTAAGTCATAAAATATTAACAGAAACTTTATGGAATGCTAGTACTAATATTGATAATATAGACGATAGAGAAAAACAAATTGCTCAACATATATCAGAATTAACTAATGGAACAGTTAATGTATTTACAGGAGTTAATCAATTAGCATTAAGAGAAGAATTTGGTGATAAATATCAAGAAGAATTTGATAAAAGATTTGAAGCCAATTTAAAAAATATAACAAATCCTTTAATTAAAAATGAGGTAATAGCAGCTAAAAAAGATATTGATAAATTAGCTAAAGAAAGAGAACATTATATTGATTCTTATAATAAACTTGTTAACTCAAAAGAAGAAGTTAAAAAAATTGAAGCTAAATTAGAAGAGCAAATAAAAGAAATTCAAAAACAAGAATTAAAAAAGAAAGCTAAATTAGATGAATTTCAAGAAGGTGATTTTGCTGATGTTGAAGTACCTATAAGTAAAAATGGTGTAGAAACAGGAGAAACTAGAAAATTTAGAGGGCAAGTAAGAAAAAATAATAAAGGACAGTTAGTAGTTTATGATAGTAATTTACAAAATGATCATCCATTATCGAATTTAATAGATTTACATGAAGCAGGTAAAGGAAGTTTAAAAAGAATTACTAAAGAAGAAGTAGATACTGAAATTGAAAATCAAATAATTGAAACTCAAAACAGAGAAAGAGCTAAAGAAATTGTTAAAGCAGGAAAAAAACTAAGAACTGCTATTAATTCATTAAAAGATAAAATAGATTTAAAAGAAGTAGAAATTCTATATAAAATAGAGGAAATACAAAAACTAAAAGCTGAATTATCTAATAAAAATGAAGTTGAATATAAATTAACTAAAAATAGAATAGAGTCTCTAAATAAACAAATATCTAGTTTAAAAACTCAAATTACTAACCTAGAAGAAGAAAAAAAAGAATTAGAAGAAACTATAGATAGAGGGTATAAAGCATTAAATGAAATACCTTTAAGAAATAGAGCTTTTGTTAAAGCTGAATTAGAAGCTAAAAAATCAGCTTTAAATTCTATTAATAATATTTTAAAATCATTAAGAGATTTAGTTTATGGTTTATCTAAAGAACTTAATAAATTAAAAGAAACAGTATTATTTATATTTCCTAATTATGGTAAAGCTATAAGAAGAGGAAGACATGAAGAAACTAAATTTAGAGAAGATTTAAGAGAACGTGAAAAAAGAATAAATGATTTAGAAAAAACTATTTATGCTAATATTAGTATTAAAAACAAACTTAAAGAAGATATTTCTAAATTAGAAAGAGAGCTTCAATTAATGGATAACATTGCTGATAGTATTAGAAATAGTTATACACAACCTCAAAAAGAAAAAAAAGATTTTCAAGATAAACATCCATTAGATAATGATGAAGAAATAACAACAGATGAATTAGAAGCTTCTGAATCTAAAAAATTAGATAAACAAACATTTAGGCCCGGGTTAGCTAAACCAGATTTAGCTACAACTGCTGGTAATGATATTCAACAAGTTGGAGAAGGTAAATTTATAGAAGATTTTGTTGATGAAGATGGTGAAATTGTTTTAAATGATGATGAAAATCAACAAAGATGGTTCAACTATTTAAGAGATCCTAATAATAACTTTGAAAGTGGAGAATATAGCTTACAAGTATCTGTAGATAATTCAGAAGAAGCTAAATTAATAGAAGAAGAAACAGGAGAACCTGTTATCAAAGCTGTTTTAATGCATAAAGGAGATGTTGTTAAAGTAAATGGTAAAACAGTATGGACTGTATTACATACATCTAAATTTGCAAAAAATACTCAAAAAGCAAGAAAAATAGGAAATGAATCTGATGAACAAGTTGAAACTAAGTTTTCAATAGAAATAGAGGAGCATGATACTTTTAGAAATAAAATTATCAAATCTAATAAACCTTTATATGTTAAAATAACAGGTAAATCCAATGGATTAATCGTATTTGCTAAAACTAAAGAAGATGGAACTAGAGCTAAGTTTAGTATTTTAGGTAGATTAGCTACTGATATTAAAGATTTAGCAAGTAAATTATTTGTTTCTAATAGTATTGGAGGTACTGAACCTAAATTAGATACTTCACCAAATATTACTAAAGTTGGTAGAAATGGTAAAGTTTACATAATGGTTAAAACTCCATCTGGTAAAATGATGCCAGTTATGTTACAAACTAGAAGTTTAACAGGAGATGAATTAAACTTAGCTATAAAAATATTAAAATTACAAATATCTAATAGAAATAAAGATGTTAGTAGTAAATTACATGATATATTAAAACAATTAATATATATACCATCATTTAAAAATAGAGATAAAAATCCAGAAAAAAACTTATATTTTAGTAAAGGTAAACTAATATTTGGTTTAAATGAAATGTCTTTAGAAGATTTTAATGATGAAGCCAATGTTAATAAATTAAAAGAATGGTTACTTAAAAATAAATCACATCAAGTATCTAATACATTAATTAAAGAAAATAAAAAATTTGTTAAAACTATAGATATAGACGAGAAAGGTAACAATACTAAATGGGAAACTTATGATAGTTATTTAGATTATTTAGTAGGGGATAAATATGTTCTAACAACTGATAAAGAAACAAAAGAAAAAACATATACAAATAGAAAGAGTGAACCTGTTTTAACTACAGATGTAGTACAAAATAATAAATTCGTTTCTATGTATGCTAAATTTGATAGAAATTTACTTGAAGAAGACCCTTCTAAAAAAACAAAGGAACAAGAAGCTGTTGATAATGCACCTACTTCTACAGAAATTTATGAAAAAGATGAACCTGATTTTACAGAAGATAATATTCCACAAGAATTAAACGAGTATCTAGATGATGATGATATTATAACCAGAACAAGCCAAAGTGGTCCTATTAGTATAAAAACAGTAGAAGAAGAATTAGAAAAATTAAATAAAGCTAAAGAAACTAAAGAAGAAGAAGACAAACCTGATTCAAGTATATTAAATGATGAAGATTTATATGCACATACAGTAACAAATACTGAGTGGGTTTCAGGAGATTTAAAAAAAGAAGAAGCTTGGTTTAGAGAAAGATTTCCACATATTAAATTTGTAACTGTAAAAATATTAGAGAGATTACATTCTACAGGAGAACATGTTCATGGGGTATTTACAAATGCTATGGTTAGAATAAATGAATTAGCAGAAGAAGGTACTGTATACCATGAAGCTTTTCACGTTGTAAGTCAGATGTTTTTAACTAAAAAACAAAGACAAAAATTATATAATGAAATAAGAAAAGAATCAGGAAATCCTACAGTAAAAGATTTAGAAAAATTACAAAGAACCCATCCTAGTTTAAATAATGAACAATTAATTGATAGATATTTTGAAGAAATACTAGCTGAAAAATTTAGAACTTGGAAACTAAATCGTGAAAAACTCAAATTAGAAAAAGAAACAAAAAACTTTTTTCAAACTATTGTAGAATTTACTAAAAATTTCTTTAATAAAATTACAGGTAATGTAACTTATTTAGATGTATTTAAAAACATTGAAAAAGGAAAATATAAAACAATAATAAAAGAAAATTTACCTGGTTTAAAAGGCACTTTATTTACACATAAATTACAAGAAATAGAATTAGAAGAGGAACAAGCTCTTATGAATCAACTATCTTTAATAGTATTAAACAAATTAATTAATAGAGGTAACAGTATTTCTATGATTAATAATGCTATTAATGCTAGTAAAAAAGAAAAAGAAAGACATCCAGCTTTAATAGATATTTTAAACACTATTTATAAAGAAATTGGGCCTACTCATGGTAAAATAGTAAAAGACGGTAAAACATTTTTTGAAGCTTTTGGAGGTAAAATAGGTAACTATGCAGTTAATAATTGGGATAAAGTAGTATCTGAACATAAAAACCATTTAAAAAAATATAGTTTAGAAGTTAAATCTGAAAAAGATACTAATGATTCTTTAGAACAAGAATTAGAAAAACAAAAAGAACATTGGGAAAAAGAATCTGCTAAATATTCTACTAATGATGGTATGGCTCCTAATATTAGGTTATTAATAGGTTCTTTAATAGAAAAAGATTCTAAAGGAAAACCTATTATAAATGAACACCATTTAAATGAACCTGTAGACCCAGATAAAACTTATAATTGGATGTTATCTAAATTAGTTGGTTTAACTAGATATGACGATATGATTAAAGTCCTTGAATCTTATTCTAGTACTAAACCTTTTATAAATGATTTTATAAGTAAATTAAATTTACCTTCATCTGAAGAAGCTAAGATTAAATTAAGAACTGATTTTGTACAAACATTTGCTAAAACTAAGCATAATTATATTACTATGTTAATAGACCCTGCAACAGGTAATATTTATCCAGTTAATAGTAATGCTAATAAAGTAGAAGATAGTATAAGAAACAACTGGGAACAGAATTTTAGAGTATCTAAAAATTCTACCATTAAAGACGGTCAAATTATATTATCTAAACAAGCAGCGGAAGAAATACTGTTATTAGATGATTTGAAATTATTAAGTGCTTTAGGAATTAGATTTACTAATGAATCTTTAATTAATACACAATCTTCTATTTTTGTAGATAGCATGGCTGCTATTAAAACCTTTATTAAAGATGAAGTAATCAAAAAAGATAAGCCTATTACAAGTTTATTTAAATCTGCTAGTGTTAAATATGAAAATTCTATATCTAATAGATTAAATGCTCTTGTTAAAATGCAAGCAGAACAAGAAGATACTATAACAGAATTACAATTTATTAACTCAGAAGGAGAAACAGTATATGAAATTACATTAAATTCTACATTATCTACTATTATAAATGATGCTAAAAATGGATACCCTTTAATACAGGATTTATATAATACTAATAGTAAGTATCTACCATTATTAAATGAAGGTAAAATAAGTATTACAATATTAGATGGTTTAAGACAAGATAAAACAGGGGCTGAAGGTATACATGTATCAGATACTAAAGAAACAGATTTAATATCTATTAGAATTAATGCTGGATTAAACAATAACCCTGTATATACATTACCAACTACAGGAGATAAAAAACAACAATTTGGAATAGCTGGTTTTCCACCAGTAAATAAAAACTTTATTACTGAAGCAGATAATAATTATGAATTTGATCAAGAAGTTATAGAACAAATGTATGATTATTTTCTAGATGAAAGGGCTAGAATACTAAATGATAATGGCTCTGAAGTAGATGTTTATAGTAAAAAAAGAAAGGAATTTAGTATATTTGAAAGTATATTAACTCAAGAAACTAAAGATGCCTTAGGTAAAGATTTAAAACTTAATGCTAAAGTAGATAAATTAATCGAAAGAGATATTAATAACTATTTTAATGATAAAATTAAAGAAAATATAAGCTATTTACAAGAACAAAAAATATTAACTAAAAATGAAAAAGGTGATATAAGAAATAGAGGAATATCAAAAGAACTTGTTAAAAACTATAATAGTATTAACCATGCTATTGCTACATTCACTATTTCAGATTTATTTGCTAAAATAGAAATGATTAAGTTATTTACTGGAGATTTAGCTTTTTATAAAGATTTTCCTAAAAGAACTCCGGGGTTAATTGCTACAGGTAAAGTAGCTATAGTAGATGATGTTTTAAATGATTATATTGAACGAACAACTAATTTTAAAAACCCAGAACATAAAAAGAAGGTAGACGGTACTTTTAAAGTTTTAGGATTAAAAGATAGAAAAGTAGTATCTATTTATATTAAGCAATATATTGAAGAATTTCAAAAAGATATTTTAAAAAGAAAAAATATATCTAAAGAAGAGGCTTTAGAAGAAGCTAAAAAACAAGCAAAAGCTTATTCAGAAATTAATGATGCAGATGCTGTAGGATTAATTACAATAGAAGAATATAGAGAGTTTTTATTAAGAACATCTGATTGGGGAGAGGCACAAGAAAGATTGTATAAAGCTATTAAATCTGGTAAACCAATACATCCAGAAGAAAGAGCAATGTTTCAAATGTTAAAGCCAGTAAGTTACGGTAAAACTGTAAGAAAGGATAATTTAAATGTGCCAGGATATTTAAAGTTTAGTTTATTGCCTCTTATACCTCAAATGATTGAAGATACAGAACTAGAGAATAAACTAAATGAGATGTATGAAAAAAGAGCTGGAATGGCAGTATATCATTCTGGAACTAAAGCGGGTTTTATTGAAGGTATAAGTACTTACGATTATAAATTTACTAAAATTCAAGTAGATAATAAACCCTATAATACATTAGATCAAAAGTTATTATTTGGTACACAAAGCAGAATATTAATAGCTCAAAATCAAAGAGGATTACAACAAAATGGAGAATACAAAGATTCTTATGAAAATACTTATGAACTAGATGGTAAAATGACTAGTTTTTCAGATGTTTATAATCAATATAAACTAGCAAATGAAGAATTAGTAGAAAGAGAAGCTAAAGAACTTTATAATAGGATTTATGATGAAAGCGGTAATCTAAAACATGAAGAATTTTTAACTTTAATTAAAGAACAGTTAAAAGGTAAAAGTACTCCTAGTAATTTAATAGACGCTTTAGGATACGATAATAAAATAAAAGATTTTGTTATTCCTTTTGATTTATTAACAAATAGAGAAAAAATCTCTAATGTTATAAATGCTTTATTTGAAAACAATATTACTAAGCAAAAAATGCCAGGTGATATGAAAGTTCAAACATCTGTAGCAGGTTTTGAAAGAAAGGATGTTAAACTATTAACTCAAAAAGAAATAGAAGAACAATTTGGTAATGATTTTAGTAAACAAATTGATTATGGAGGTACTGGTAGATTGCAAGGAACACATATTAAAGACGGTAAGGTTAAACCAATGCAGGTGTTATTACCTGCTTGGATGGCTAATATGGATTTTACTAATTTAGATAAAGCTGCTAGAACTCTAATAGGGTATAGAATTCCAACTACAGGTATAAACTCTATTGAAACAATAGAAGTAGCAGGATTTTTACCTCATTCAGCAGGTTCAACAGTAGTTATTGCAGCTGAAACTGTTGCTAAATCAGGTACTGACTTTGACTTTGATAAATTAAATTTATTTATTCCTAAAGTTAAATTTAATAAAGAAACTAATAAATGGGAAAAAGTACAATATGATACAACTATTTCTTTATCAGATAATTCTAAAGACCAGATTAAAAATAGAATAATTGATTTAATGACTTCTATATTGCAAAATCCAAATAATTTTGCGCAATTAATTACATCAGTAGGTCCTGATTTAATAAAACAAGACTCTGATAAAATTAAAGAATTACAAGGATTACCTTTAAAAGACAATAAATCACAAACTGAATATATAGAATTTAAAGCTAATATTAAATCAAATATCAGATTTTTAGGCTCTAAAGTAGGTGTTGCTCAAATGGCTGGGCAAATTACTCACCATATACAATCTCAATTAGCAGATTTATATATTAAAAATGGTACACAGTTCTTTTTTGAACATAATAAAAACAAAGAAGGTTTTAGCTCTTTAGCAGGTATATTAGATATAAATAACGATTATATATCAGATGCTTTAAATGCTTATGCTCAAGCTTATGTGGATGCTGCTAAAGATCCGTTTATTATGGATTTAAATGGTAACTCAATTACAGCAGATACAAGCTCTATGATGATTAGGCTAGGAGCAGGATATCAATTTGTTAATAGATTTATGACTCAGCCTATTTTATTAGAATATATTAAAGAAATACATTTATCTGAAAGTGAAGTACTTAAACCTCATAATGATTTATATAGAACTAATAAATCAAGGATAGAATATATTAGAGCTAAATATTTAAATAAGTTATCTGATGCTAATAGATTATTATATAATAATGCAGCTTATAATTTAAAAGATAGTCAACCTGAAAAATTACCTAATATATTTTCAAGTTATAGAACTCTAACTATCAATGATTTAGAAGAAGGTTTAAAAAGTGTTACTTTAGATGAAAAACAAGCTTTATTGCAGCTACAAGTATTAGATAATTTTTTATTCTATCAAGATACTGCTAAAAGTTTAAGAGAGGCAATGAAAGCTTCTAGTGATACAACTAAAGGGTCAGGTAAAAACTTAAATGAAAGTCAACAAATAGTAGAAATTAAGAATAAAGTTATTCAAGATGATGTTATTGGTAATTTTGATAAACTATTTGAAAATACATTTTTAGGTAAATTTGAACAATATGGAGCTAAGTATGCATTAGAGCTTCAAAAAAGCTTATTTGTTACACAAAAACAAGAAATAAAAGACATTGTTAAACAAATTAATATTTTATCTAATAATGAATTTAAACAAGATTTAAAAGTATTAGATAGAATTACTAATGATGTTATAGGATTTATATTAAACACATATAATAAAGTAACAAAACAACAAATTAAAGACCTTTTAATTGATAAAAGAAATGATAAAGGTGTTATAATAAATAAATCAGTAGCCAGAGAAATTACTGATATTCAAACAGATAAACATCACCCATTACATAATAATTATTTATTTGATTTAAGAAACAAATTAATAGAAGTGCAATTATCTGATAAAATTAATACTCCTAATGTAATTAAAATAACTTCTAAAAAAGTTACTCCTAGTACTCATGATAGAATTGTAGAAGGATTTAGAAGATTGAATAGAGTTAATCCAGAATTATGCCAAAAAATAATTAAAGTAGGTTGGTATCAATCTGGATTAAATAATTCAGCTGTTAATTTTTTAAAATTTGTACCTGCTGAAATACATGCAGATATGAATATAAAAGCAATAAATGAGTTTAAATTAACCAGTAAAATAGATAAACAAAAGTTTATTAAAGATTTTTATCGTTCTAATAGATTTAATGAAAATTTAGTACCTAGAATTTATTCTAGTAAAGATAGAATACATAGTGTAGGTCCTAATGGTGATTATATTATATTAGCTAATGTAGAAAAAAATCAAAAAGCTAGTAAATATAAATGGTTAATGTATTATCATTCATTAAGTAGTGGTAATCCTTTTGAAGAAGATGAAAAAAGACCTCAATTAATGCAATATTTAGGTAATTCTGTGAATAATGATGGTAAACCTGTATATGTAAGAATAAGTACATTAAACACAGGATATTCACTATCAAATGAATATAATATTGATAGTAAAACTATAGTAGATGCTAATGAAGTTAATATAGATGCTGATAAAATTAAAAAAGCATTGATGATTGAAGGTAATTTTCAAACAAATATTCAGTATGATGAAGAAATTGCACCTAAAGAAACACCTACACAAGTAGTAGATAAAAATCAAATATATTCTCAATTAGGAAATAAAACTGCTTCTAATAATGTAGTAATTAAATCTTGGGGAGAATTAAAAGATGCTACAAAAGCAATAACTCCACAAGGAATAATTTCTACAAGAATACCTAATACTAATGAACATTTTGGTAATCCTTTTAGTCATGACCCAGCAGGAAAAACTCAAGGTTTAATTAAAACAGAAACTGTAAAAGAAGCTGTTGAAAAATATATTGATTGGGTTATTAATGGATTTTTAGATAATAGTAAAATTATATTTGGACATCCAGGAATAGGTAAGACTTATTTAAGAGAAAGTGGAAGAACTGATGTAATAGATTTTGATTCTGATTATAAAAATAAAATTAATGAAAAGTTTAATTTAGAGAAAGGGTTTAAAGCTAGAAATGATTTTCAAAAAAGCAATAAAGAAGAATATCAAAAAGCTGTAAGAGAACTTTGGGAAGAAGCTAAACAAGAAGCTAAAAAAACAGGTAAACAATTATTTGCTTCTGATATGATTTTATTAAGAGAGTTTGCTAATGACTTTGATAAAGTGATAACAATATCAAAAGATACTTTTGTAAATAGAGCTAAACAAAGAAATGACTATACAGAAGGAGAAACAGAAAAATGGAAAACTTCTTTAGATACTGAAATTTCTAAAATAGATAACTCTAAAGTAATTACAACTGATAAATATCTTTCAGATTTAATAAAATTAGATGATAGGGCTAAATGGATTAGAAAACAATTACAATCAGAGGAATTAAAAGGTAAACCTATTTTATACTATAAAGAATTAGAAGAACCTTCTCATGCTACAGCTTTAGATTATTTAATTAATAAATATGATTGGAATAATAAAACAGTAGATAAAAATCAATTACAAAAACAAAAT